GTGACTTCACTATCATTTTCCCAACGTTTGATGCAAGTAACGCAATCATCCGTATCGCTTAATAGCATATGGCGACAGCCAATTGGGGCGAAGGTGCTTGGGGGCTAGGCGCCTGGGGCGAAGGTTCAATCTCTGTTTCGGTTAACGTAACAGGGGTTTCTTCGTCCTCTTCAATTGGTACTGTAGACGTAGTAGGTAAGGCTAATGTAAACCCCACAGGTGTAACTGCCTCTGGGGCTATTGGCGTTGAAACTATAGCCGCTAAAGCTAATGTGCCTGTTACAGGCGTATCTGCGTCTGGTGTAGTAGCAAGTGTTACTACCGGTATTGGGGTTAGCGTTACTGGGGTTGTGGCTTCTGGATCTGTAGGAGCCGTGATTCCTCAGTCTAATAACAACATATCCGTAACCGGTTTGCAAGCCACAGGTGCATTAGGCGAAGAAGAAATAGATTCTGATGCCAACGTAAATGTAACGGGAATAAGTACAAACAGCGCTGTTGGCACGGTATCTATAACGTCAGAAGCTTCAGCATTGCCCACGGGCGTATCTGGTGGGACCATACTTGGTAGCGTAGTAGCCTGCGTCGATGAAGAGGGTTGGGGTGCGTATGGCTGGGGTGAAGGTACCTGGGGTGGTGGGGTTAATAAAGTATGCGTAATAGGCATCGCCGCTACCGTCAATATTGGACAGATTAGGACGTCCCAATCAGTAACTCTTGTAGGAGTACAGGCAAGTGGATCTATAGGTACTGTACAAGTATCAGGACAGGCAGTACCTAATGTTACGGGCTTTGGGCTTGTTACTGAACTAAGTGGGGTAGCCGTAGATGCTGGTGCTAACCACGGCGTTACAGGAGAGCAAGCAGTTTGTTCTGAAGGTGTAATAACGGTAACCGCTAAGGCAAACGCTGTTTTAGTTGGCTTTGGTGTTACGGCTTCTTTAGGAACTGTTACAACTAGAACAGTTAATAACTTTAATGTAACAGGCGTTGGAGCCTCTGCGTTATTGGGTGAAGAAGAGGTAGACGCTAAAGCTAACGTCTTCCCAACCGGTGTGTCTGGAACGGGACAAATTGGCACCGCCCAAGTAGTAGGAAAAGCCGTAGTTAATGTGACCGGCGTGGCTGGTACTATGGGGCTTGGTGAGGTTGAGGCGGAGGCAGGTGCAAACGCAGTTGTTACAGGTGTTGCAGGAACAATTTCTTTGGGTAGTGTTGCCGTAAACAGCGACGCTAACGTATACTTAACGGGTGTGAGTGCAGTAGGTCGGGTTTCTAGACCCCTAGTCTGGGGCTTGATTGATACTTCGCAAACACCAAATTGGACGCCGATAGCGGCTTAGGAGCAATAAATGGCAAGTACATATAGTAATCTTAAAATTCAGCTCATGGCGACCGGGGAAAACTCGGGAACCTGGGGCAACGTAACTAACGACAATTTAGGGGTAGCCATTGAACAGGCTATCACAGGTTCGGTTGACGTTACTGTTAATGCTAACACTACGCTAACCTTAACTGATACTAACGCAGCGCAAAATGCCCGTGCATTACGTCTTAATTTAGGTGGTAGTGGTGGGTTTGATTTGACTGTCCCCGCCATCCAAAAACTGTATCTTATTAACAACGCGTCACTAGCCGCTATAGTTGTTAAAAACGCATCGGGGTCAACTGTTACTGTACCTACTGCTAAAACAATGTGGGTATTTAGTACAGGTACTGGGGTTGTAGACGCAGTTACTCACTTAAGTTCATTGACTCTTGGGTCTGCGTTACCTATTGCTTCAGGTGGTACAGGTTCAACTTCAACTACTTATGCAAACTTGCAAACTAACGTAACTGGAACTTTGCCTGTTAGTAATGGAGGGGTTGGGGCGGCTACGCTTACAGCAAATAACGTATTGTTAGGTAATGGTACAAGTACTGTTCAGTTTGTAGCTCCCGGTTCTACTGGTAACGTATTAACTTCAAATGGTTCAACTTGGACTTCTGCCGCCGCCGCTGCATTTGATTCAGGTACGGTTATGTTGTTTGCGCAAACCACTGCGCCGACTGGATGGACTAAAAACACATCTACGGGCGACAACTCAGCGTTACGTGTTGTAACGGGTTCAGCAAGCACAGGTGGATCGGTAGCGTTTACTACAGCATTTGCAAGTCAAACCCCAACCGGTTCGGTAAGTATCACTAGCGTTACTGGTAGTGCTGGAAATACAACGCTTACTACACCACAAATTCCTAGTCATAATCATAGTATACCCTTTGGTGGCCCCGGTCCCGGGGGTAATTTTTCTGTAGGCAACAGCAGCCCCGACACACAGGGCACCGGTTCCACAGGTGGTAGTGGTGCACATAGTCACCCATTTAGTTTTTCAAGTGGTTCGGGTACGTTTAGCGGTAATGCAATTAATCTTGCGGTTCAATACATTGACGTCATCCGTGCAAGCAAAAACTAATTATGGGAACACTTAAAAACGGTACGTTTTGCCCTTTAATTAAAAAAGACTGTGTAGGTCTTACTTGTGCGTGGTATACCCGTGTGCAAGGCTACGATATGAATAGTGGCAGTCAGGTAGATAGTTATGAATGTGCGATATCGTGGTTGCCAGTGTTATTAATTGAAAATTCAGGACAACAACGGCAGACTGGAGCTGCAGTTGAATCGTTTAGAAATGAAATGGTTAAAGCTAACGAAGTAAATACCCAACTAATTTTAGCGGCTTCTGAGTCGCAACAACCCAAATTAATTAGGAGTAGAAAATGAAATTGACTATTATCCCCGTTGACGGATCAGTTGGCGAAAACGGTGTTTTTTATAATAACCTTGATTTAAGCTCATGCGGTATCCCTGCTGATGTTCATGCTTTGCAATGGCAAGATACTGCTGGATGGATTGAGTATAAGTCTGCTTTAGTGCAAAATCAAGATATTACTGAACTACCTGCTTGGGCAAATGCCTGTATGGCTAAATGGACCGAGGCTAATACCCCAGTGCCACCACAACCACCTACCGCAGAACAAAATAAAACAACCGCAGTAGATAAACTACAAGCAACAGATTGGACTACTATTCCTGATGTTGGCGATTCAACAAAAAGTAATCCGTATTTAAGTAATGTTCAAGACTTTGTAACGTACCGTAATGCCGTACGTCAGTATGCAATTAACCCTATAGCTGGAAATATTAATTGGCCTACGTTACCTCAAGAAGTTTGGACAACTGTTTAAGGAAAATTAAATGACAATAGAGGTAAAAATTGGATGTGTTTCTAATTTGTATAGCAGAATGATGCACTTTAAAAATTCTGGTGACACAGAACATACGCACACCCATTCTTTTGACCACTTAACGCTTTTGGCTTCTGGATCTGTTAAATGTGTTGTTAACAATACAGAAACTATTTTTAAAGCTCCCCACATGATCTTTATTAAAAAAGACGAAGAACATGCGTTTACCGCTTTAGAAGACAATACTGTTGCTTATTGTATTCACGCTATGCGTATAGGAGAACGTATTGAGGATATAGCCGATCCTTCTATGTTCCCAGATGGTGTAAGAATTCCTTATGAAGTTTGCCATTGGTGGAGCCCTGCAGAAAATTACAACGGGAAAAATATTAATGTTGTAAAAAACCCTCCAACAACTTCAACTGGCAATATTGAAGTGACAAAAGTATAAATGAAAAATTTATTCGACTACATTGTTGTTATTGAAAACGCACTTACACCTGCGTTGTGCGATGCTGTGCTTGCTGAGTATAAAAACTGTGATGATTGGATAAATGCGGCAATTGAAAACCGTGAAGACTTAGATATCCGTAATTGCCAAACAATTGGTATTTCTTTTGATTCGGTAATACAAAAAAATTTACAAATTAGAAAAAATTTAGATTCTTATTTATTTGTATCTGCTTCTAATGTTATAAAACAGTATAGAGAAAAATTTTCTGATTGCACTGTTGAGCAAGACTCTGGATATGATTTGCTCAAATATGAAGTAGGTGGGTTTTATACAACCCATACCGACTCGTTTAAGGAGCGCCCACGAGCCGTGTCTTGTTCGTTTATATTAAATGATGACTACGAGGGTGGAGAATTTGCATTTTTTGACCGTGAATTGATATATAACTTAAAAAAAGGGTCGTGCATCATGTTCCCTTCCAATTTTATGTACCCCCATGAGATAATGCCGGTAACGAGCGGGACACGGTATTCCATTGTGACTTGGTTTGTATAAGGATTAATATGATCTCAGAAAACCCAGCAGTTAAGTTAGAAGACGGTACCAAAGTGTGCCGCCATACAGTTGAAGTCTTATGCCCTAATTGCGGTCGAGATGTAGATGAGGCTGAACTTGCTGCACAGAAGTGTAATGACTGTGGGTTTGATTTATCAACTCCTAAACAGTCTGTATCTGTTTGGGCTACTTCTGTACCTAAAGGCGGTACAAAGCTCTGGGGTGAGTAAATTGAATCATGTCAGACGAACTCGGATTGTCGGCTGGTGCCAAGGGGATCAGCGAGGGGATTAAGACTGGTCGAGAGGCTGGGCGAGAGATCGGTAAGAACATTGAGGATGTTCAGAAGGAAGCAGTAGATGTAGCGAAAGAACGGGCAAACGCCAAGATTCGTGAGCGCAGAGAAGCAGAGTTAAAGAAGGAACGGGCAATATTTAAAGCCCTTGAGGAGTACAAGCACCGCAAGAAGATTTCGGACGAAGAGTACAAATTAAGGGTTGATTTTATAAAGCAGCACGGCACCAAAGAGTGGCAAAAGGTGCTAGACATCAAGACCGAGATTGAACGGCTTGAGAAAGAAGACAAGAAGTACTTTGATGCCGAGTTGTCAAAAGTTAAATGGGTGCAGTTCTGGTGTTTTATGGCAGCAGGCTGGATTGCTTATTACATAGTATGGGGGTCTAAAAAATGAATATGCAAGACGTACTAAAGGCGGTTATTCCGATTCTTGTAGCCTGTATAGCGTGGCTACTCGGTCAAGTATCTTCATTTCAGACCCGCCTAACACAGATTGAGGGCAAGATGCCAGCGTTGATTACCAACGAAGGTGTGCCAACGGACAGCCCAATATCAGCCGAGCGCAGGGCAAAAATGCGTGAGGAACTGTACAAAGAACTCCATGACCTCCATGTGCGGGTCAAACTCCTTGAAGAAAGAGGAAAAAAATGATTACCCTATTTACTACCCTTATATCGTTCCTGTCAGGCGGACTACCTAGCTTACTGGGATTTTTCCAAGACAAGTCCGACAAGAAGCACGAAATGGAAATGGCTCGTTTGCAGACAGAACGGGAACTCCAGATGATGGAGCGTGGCTTCCAAGCTCAAGCCCATGTAGAAGAGATTAAGACCCAACAGATTGAGATGCAGACCCAAGCCCAAGAAAGGGCGTCTTTGTATGCTCACGACATCGAGATTGGTAAGGGTGCTTCCCAGTGGGTTATAAATTCACGGGCAATGGTAAGACCTGCTATTACCTACGGTATGTTCATCATGTTTATGTTTGTAGAACTGTTTGGGTTCTGGTTTGCTTTTCATCGGGAAGTACCATTTGACGTGGCGTTAAACCTTTTATGGGATGACGAGACCCAGATTATCTGGGCAAGTATTGTTTCCTTCTGGTTTGGAACACAGGCATTTAAGAAGTGAAAGTAAGCGATAAAGCCATCAAAATGATTAAGCACCATGAGGGTGTTCGCCAGCGTCCTTATCGCTGTCCCGCAAAATTGTGGACGATTGGTGTTGGGCATGTACTATATCCACGGCAAGGTGCGTTAAAAATAGATGAGCGGGATGCTTACCCACTAGAAGAACGGGATAACCGCACATTCTCAATGGAGGAAGTAGATGGAATTCTTAGAGACGATCTTAATCGCTTTGAGCGAGGTGTTGAACGCTACTGTCCCGTTAAGCTCACTCAAGGTCAGTTCGATGCTCTTGTATCTTTTAGCTTTAATGTTGGTCTGGGAACACTACAGCGCAGCACCCTCCGTCAGAAGGTTATTCGGGGCGAAATGGAAGAAGCGGCAGAGGAGTTCTTGAAATATACGCTGG